CCGCACCCAGCGACACCAGCGCGATCCGGCGACGCCAACGCCAGCGGTCTACGCTGCGCTCTTTATCCATCCGGCAACCTCCTCAGCGCGGTTGGGCGTTTGCTCAGCCCAGCGGCTGTCGAGCGCCTCCTCGGCCGCACGCTCATAATCGCGCTGCTCAAGCGCGGCCCACATACGCTTGAACCCGAGCAGTCCGGTCACGCCAAGCTGAAACGCCATGTTCACCAGCGCCCGCTTCACCGGAGACGGCGCATTGCGGAATCCCGTCTCATGCTGCAACCGCCTGGCCACGCGATCAATATCATTAGCCAGCAGGTGTTCGGCCTCGGCTTTGCTGATACCGCCGCTCTTACGCTCGTCAATCAAACGGCCGTACCCAATCGTCCAGTAGCCCAGATGATCTTGATACGCATGAAGCCGCAGGCCTTCGTGGCGTTTTAGATCCTCTACAATCACCTGCTTGCCTTGATGGCTTCCCATATCGCCCACGCTATGCCGCCGACCAGAATACTGATGGTGGAACGCGTGACCCACGAGCCCACCCGCTCACTGCCAGTGCGAAAACGTCGGAGGTACGCAAGATCCTGCTGCGTTTCCTTCCAGTCGTTCTCGTCAATGCCAAGCCGTTGGAGCGTGTCCGTCACGGCCCGGTCGGCGGCTTCCTTGGCAATGCGGCGGATGTACTCGTCGTCGGTCATGGCTTACAGCAGATCGTTTTCAGTCCACTGCTGGGACTCCTCGTCCCACGTGTAGTCACCGTCAGGTTTCGGCGTCGGCGGAACCCAGCCCTCGTCTTCTACCCACGACCAGCTCGGGTAGGGCTGCGGGCGCTGCTGCTGCGACCAGGTGCCGTAGACTTTGGCGTCGTTGGCTGACCATTCAGCGCCGTACTCCCAGCGATAGCCCGGTTTGGTAGGCTCAGTTGGCTTAGGCGTTCCTTCAACCGGATACCAGCCCATCGCCTTTAAGCGTTTGGCTGAGTATCCTGCAAGCATGAGATCCAGGCCAACCGTCGTCACTTCCCCGTTTTCAACTTTTGCCATGGTCATGATATAGCCCTCGCTTTGGTGATGTTCGCAGATACTGCAACGCCTTGAGGCGATGCTTTATGGGCCCATGATCGGCGCAACCGATAGCTGTTGCAATGCCGAGCAAGGGCAAAATATGAGGTCAGCGTTTCCGCTTTATGCGGATTGCCATTCAAGCTGTTGATCGCACGCTGGCCGCGCCGTGCAGTGCGCCTGCGCAAATACGTGCGCCGCGGCTTGATGAACCGCCCGCAGAAGTCAAACCCGTCAGCAGCGGGCGCGCATTTGGTTTTCTGTGGATGCAACTCTAGCCCAATGCGGAAAAGCTCGTCACGCATAACGACGTACGCATGGCGCAGCTTGTCGATGTCGGCGTCCATCATCACGATATCGTCAACGTATCGGCCGTAATGCGCAACCGGCACGCTGCGCGTCATCAACTGGTCAATGGCATCTAGCAAAACGTCTGTTCGTGTTTTCCGGCGCGTGGCCCGCTCGATTAAGCGAGCACGGTCACGGCCTCGCGACCGGTTGGCTGCGTCAATGTCAACAATCATTTCAACAGACTCGTTCAACAAACGCTGCACCAGAGTTTGGCGCAATTCGCGTGGCGCCTTTTTTGTGCTCTGATGCAGCGCGTTGACAAGTAGCTGGGCCTCTTTATAGGCCGACAAATGCTTTGACTTGGCCATGTAAAGTTCAAAGTCCTACGTTCAAAGGACGACGCGCCGGACGGGACGAACGCTGCCGCCCACACCGTCCTTAGCATTGGCAGCCTGGATACCCTCAGACCCAGAATCAGTGAAGAAATGGACCCAGGCACGGTCATCTTCACCGGCGTCGGTCGTCGACCAGTAACGGGGCTGATCTAGGGACTGCGCGGCGTTTTCCTTAAACAAGTCAAGGAATGTCACATCAGGAATGCGCGGGTTGTTCTCGTACTGAAAGCCCTCAATCGCCGACGACGGGTTGGTGCCGACCACCTGCGTGCCGGGGAAACCGCGGTTACGCGTATCATCGCGGTTATCCGCATTGTTCGGCTTGAAGTTGCGGTACAGCAGCTCCAGCTCGTCCATTGCGGGGAGATACCATTCAGACCCACCGGGCGTTGAGGCTGCGGGATACTGCGAGCGTACATCGGCGATGAACCCATGCGCCTCATAGGCGGCTTCGGCCTTGGCGATGATGACATTCGTCGCCTCAAGACCATTCCAACGGGTAAAGCACCCGGCCTCGCCCGTGCGATCGTTGGCATCCCAGCGCAGATCGCCCGTCGGCAGGCCCGAGGCGGGCGATGCGCCCTCGCCGCCCTCGAGCGACTTCGGTGCGACGATGAGCGCATAGCGAAGCCCCGTCTGGTAGTCATCCGCTGCGATGATGTTGCCCGTCAGCGTGTCGATAAGCCCGGCGTAATACCCACCAGCGACAGGAGCGCCTAGCAGGTTGAGTTCGATTGCAACCGCAAGGTCTACGTCTAGATCGCCACGGGTCTGCTCGCGCTGGATAAAGCCCTGTGCGATCTGCTCTTTGCGGCCAACAAAACTATCAACCGCTGAATCAATCGCTCCCTGCACATTGTTGGCATCAAGACCAGAGGCCGAGTCGTCATAGGAGACGTCGGTCGCCGGGATGGTATCTCCCGGCTGCACCGCGCTATCGGCAAGTAAAAGACTGTCCTGCGTGCTCTGCGTGAGCGCAAGAATGCGATCCTGCGTGAGATCGCCACCGCCTTCTAGCCCTGTGCCCGTTTTCACTTCGCGGGTTTCAGGCACGTCGGTGTTGGCTTTGGCAATGGTTTCGTTCAGCTTGTTGCGGACATCAAGCCCGGACTCGCCATTCTGGATCGGGTTAATTGCCATCGTTATGCTCCATCTGTCCAAGTCGCGTCATCGCGCCACACGTTATCGTCGCGCCAGAAGGCGTTGCTCAAAATCCAGCGCAGGATAATCACCCGGCTGACTGGAGAACGAAATCCATCAAGCGGGCTACGCATGGCTGACAAACACCTCGGCGGTTTCCATGTAATCATACGGCACATTGTCAGGCCTCGCCCATACCCTTACCGCGCCGGAGACGCCAGGGAACAGGTCTGAAAGCGCCACGTTGCGCTCGCCTTCGTTGTGCCCGTAAACGATCGACCCGTCAGTGCTCGTTGGCTCACCGCCTACCGTTGCCTGCACCAGCAGATCGCACTCGGTCAAGTTCTGAAACGTAATGTTAGTCACGTCAGCCGTCGTGATCTCAGCCCATTCGTCCACGTTCAAAAGCAATGTATCGTTCATGCTATTCCTCCGGCCTCACCGGCCACTCAATATCTGTCGGGAATCCAGGTTGCTCTGGCAGATCGCGCAGCGCTTGGCGGTACATTGCCCAATCCTCTGCGTCCACAGGTGCGTCCGAAAGCTGTGTCCAGTCGCAATCAGACAGCAAGGCATTGCGCTGGGCGCGGGCTTTTTTCGCGCGCAACTCAGCGCTTGGCACCCAATCTTCCTCGGATTCGTCCCAAACGTGCTCGTCATCCGGGCGCGGGACTGGCGGCACCCATGAGTTCGACGCCAGATCATAGCTCCACGATGGATGCGGTTGCGCGGGCATATCGTCACGCAGCGGGTGATACTCCCACTTCTCGCCGTTCCAATAAGCGCGCTCACCCTCGCCAGGCTCTGGCATTGGTGCGTCCACTGCGCGCGCCGGGTACAAGTAAACCCCCGGCTCCAGCGGGGATTCATCCGCCACCGTTGTGCCCTCAAAATACCCGTCACGGTCTAGCTGAATGACTTGCTTCATAGCGCCACCCTAGAACTTGATGCACGCCAGCAGGGCGATGTTGCGGGGGCGGGTTTCGGGGCCGCCGAATGCAAACGTCGATGTTACTTGAAAACCGTCGTTCGTTTCGGACGGCCCTTGCGTTCCACTTATGTTGGGAGCATCCGCCACAATCTGTTCCGGGAGATCGTGAGAATGGCTGCGAATTTCGTCACTCTGCGCTGAACCCAGCTCGCGCTCAGAATCAGGGTCAACCCCACGCCCATTATCCCAGCCGCGAATGAACTCACCACGCAGGTCGGGCAGGTTGAACGTCGTGGAGCCGTTGCCAGCGCCGAAAGTTGTGCCAATCGCAGAAAACAGGTCGGCATAGGTCGAGCGGCTGATCTCAGCACCATTGGCTTTGAGCCATCCATCTGGGGCAGTGTCCATCGCGAAATACTGTACTGCGCCGGCAGGAGCCCCAACGTCATCATTCCAGGTTAAAACTTCATCCCCGCTACCACCCGGCGCTGACGTAAGCCGCCCGGACGAATCGCGGCGCGCCACCGAATCAGCATCGGCGGACGTCGAGGTATCATCATCGACCACTGCCGCGCGGCCAGTGCCACCGGACTGTGACTGCACCCGACCGACAGAATCCCGCTTGGCGATCGTGTCAGGGTCTGGGGTAACCGCAGATTCTTCGGTGGCAGCGCTGCCCAGCGCTTCTTCGATGAAGGTCTGGATTGGCAGTTTTTCGTCGCTGTCGTTGCTCGAATTGCGTTTCAGCAGCAAGTCGTTAAGCGCGACGCTTGTTGCTTCCGGCAGCGCCGGCAGTTGCTTGGTAGCCATTAGCTAATCACTCCATTGTCGATAATCGATCGCCAATCCGTGCCGTCACTGAATGCGGGGACTGACTGATCCGAAACGTAAACGATGCGCCCTTCATTGCCAGAAGCCGCCGGCAACTCCGCGACCGTAAACGATGCAAGCTGCCCGCGCGTGTCCTCGAAGTATTCTAGCGCGCGGAACGTCTGGCGTGCCAGCCAGTTGAGCCACTGGCGCGGCGGAACCTCATGACGAACCCAGCCGGAATCTTTGCGCTCCTCCGGCGGCTCTGCCACGTTCTGCTGACCGGATATCGGGTCAGTATCATCAACCGTTGCCCATCGCGGGAATGTCGGTTTTGTTGCCATCGTTACACCTCAAAAAGCTCAGCGATGGTGCCGGCGGCTTCGCTGACTGAAAATTCATCAATCCACTGCGATGAATCAAGCCAAACGCCATCGTCGTCCCATGCGCCATAATAAAGAATCCAGTCCGAGTCCAGCTCACGCGTTCCCCTCACCCATGCCGGCGGGATATTGGCGACGGAGGCATCGAACAGTTCGACGGTATCGCCGTCATCAAGCTCTAGCAGATCACCATCGTCGAGCGCTAACTCGAAGTCCCCACCGACAACTTCGTTGACGCCAAATCCAAACTCGTCATCGGATTCGCAAAAGTAAACCTTCCCCACGCCGGCAGGAATAATCTGTTTGATACGATCAATCTGCGATGCAATCTCTCCACGTTCCAAAGACACCACTTCTAGCGTGTCGCCGTCGTCAAGCTTTAGCTGATCTCCGTTGTCAAGAACGAAATCGCCCTGCTCCACCACGTCGCCAGCCAGGCCGAATCGCGTGTATATCTCGATCTTCGCCGGATACATCTCAATGAAAACGACGATTCCAGCATCAAACGCCCGACGCACCCAGCCAATAATAGACTCTGGCTCGCCTCCGCTTCGGTTCAACTCTGCGCGCAGAATGATGGCCGGCCGGTACGCTGCGTCGATACGCTCAAGCCGCGTCTCGCCAACGATGGCGCCCAGCTCGTCAAGTTGCTGGCCCTGCGCGCCTTCGATCCATCGGTTGCGCAGCAGCTCCTGAACCACGTCCTCAAGCGTCTGATACCGCCCAACGAAAACTCCGGTCACATCCTTGAGCGTTTCAGCGTGTGCGTACTGCGACGTGAACCGGCCAAGCGCCTGCTCGGCATGGTTGTCGATGCGCTCAATCGGCCAGTCCGTCATGCCTCGGTCACCTCGATGCGGGCGGCGTCAAACCGCGCGATCTCGTTGGCGGCAATGGCGATGTTCTGTTCGGCAAAGTCTCCGCTGGCCGGCTCAGTGTTCGGGTCGGTGCTGACAGCGATCTGCACGGTGATGGACTCCAGCCCATCCACCGCTCCATAGACCGGCCCGTACAGCGACTGATACACCACGTCCTGCCCAAGCGCCAGCGCGTTGCCCTTCTCAACAATGGCATCGGTGGCGAGCGTTGCAGCATCGTCCGGGAATGCGCCCACACCATTCGGGTCGAGCGTTACCTTCGCCCAGATATATTGCGGGATCGGGCGCGTGAACTGAATCACCTGCTGGCGGCCTTCGCTGTCCTCGACAATGACGGTCTCGGTGCCGGTCGTCTCAATGCCGGCGGCCTTTGCCTCCCAGATCAAGTCGGCCACGTCCTGATCGGTGCCGCCAGCGACCACTGCCTCAAACGAATGCGGCGGGCGACCATCGCCATCCACTGTGTCGCTGCGGTTTTCAATGATGCTGGCGCTCGTCACGTCGGACACCTGCTCAAGCAACCGGGCGCGGATGGCGTTGACCGTGGCGGATCCGGTCACCTGCAACGATGCCGCCCGGCGCAGGCGCAACTCAGGGTCGGACTCGACTGGC